GCGGGTGAGTCCCATGTCCCGATTATCCCACAAAGAAGAAACCCCTCCGGTGCGTCCACCGGAGGGGTCGGTTCCCACCATGCGATGGGGGGCGGGGATTAGGTGGCCGAGGAGGCTCCGACAATCAGCGCACCGGGAACCTGATTCGCCGCAGTCGCGGTGACGTTCCCGATATCGAAGGCGGAGAAAGCAAACCGCTCGGTGCCCTTGAACGCCAGAGCGTCCTCGACGAAGTACCGCTGATCCGAAACCTCGATGGTGACGCCACGGCGGTCGCCGAAGACGGTACCGACCGAAAGGTCGCCGAAGAGGATGTACGGGGTCGAAGCCGCCAGCGTCTTCTGCATATTTTGAACGAAGACGACAGGGTACCCGTAGAGGGTCGGAGCCTGACCGTAGGCGTTCTGAATATCGCCGATCGCGTTGCCGGAGAGAGCCTGAAGCAGAGGTGCGACCGCATTGAAGAAGATCTCGCGGTGCATATACCACTTGGGATTCGCGGCATATGTCGGCAATTTGCCGACCATCTTGGCGAGGTTGACCAGCGTCGGAGAATAAGTGATCGTCTGCCCAGTCGTGAACTGGACCAGGCTGGCGATGCTGGTCTTCGTCGCCGACAGGTTGTTGACGGCATAGAGGATGCCGTCGATGCCGGACGAAGAATCCACCGCATTGTTGAAGACAACGCGGTCCTCTTCCTTGGCCATGACAAAAGCCATGTCACGGGCGAGGGTAGCGCCGAAGTCGATGATCGAGTCCTCGGCCAGTTCCTTGGAGACCTGCGTGAGGACGGCCATCTTCTTGGCAACCAAGCTCACCTGAGCGAACGTCATATCAGACGCGGTGATCGCGGTGTTTTCACCCGGGTAGTACACCGTGGTGGAAGCAGTAGCGTTCGGAACCAACAGCGTATCGGCCGACATCGGGTAGATTTTGCAGTTCTGCCGAGCGATGCCGTACTGTTCGCGAAGGTAAATCAGGTCCGCAGACAACGGATCGGGAACGGTGAAACCACCCGCGGTGGTCGTGCCTTCCGACTGAGCCTTCAGGTTGTTCTTGACCCATTCGGCCGCCTTGCGGTTGCCGGCGATGGCGCGCGCCCACTGGCCGAAGGCGTAAGCCTTGTAGTTGGCCTCTTCGCGGGTACCCGTGAAAGGGTTCTTCGTGACGCCACCGGACTTCCAAGGTTCATCGATCTGGGCCGGCTTGGCCACGGGGGCCATTTCGCCGAGGGATTTGATGGCCTCGATGCGCTGGGCAATGCCCTCGGCTTCGGACATCAGGGACTTCACCTGCGCCATGTCGCCCTCGGGGCTCGAGGCGAGTTCGCGAGCGGTGGCCAGGATGGTCTGGCGTCGCTCGCTGAGTTGTTCGACGTTCATTTCAGCTCCATGAGAAGACCGAGACGGGCGAGGATGTCGTCCCGCTCGGAGTCGGGGGAGGACTTGACCTCCGCTTCGGCGATGGGTTCCGAATCGGTCGTCTGGCCTGCGTCCCGCAGGAGGGTCCAGATCTCCGGTGCCAGCCGTTTGGCATCGGATCGGCTGAGGCCGATTGCATCCCGCAACCGGCGCTCGGTGTTTCGGAGGGTCTCGGGGGAGACCATCCGAAGGCTCTTGATGTCAAGCTCGAGGGATTCGGCCACCAGGCCGACCTTCCCGGCGAACGCATCGAGCAATGCCAGGACGAACGGCAGGCGGTCCTGCTCGATGTCCGCGAGTGAATCGATCGCCGCGCAGAGCGCCTCGTAGTGGGCCTCAATGGCTTCGTGGAGCATCTCGAACTTCATGTCGGCGAAGGCGGCGTTGGCGAATTCCTCGGGGGACTGGTCCGGAGCCGGCGGGGGAACCATCTCTTCTGTGTCGTCCATCTCGTCCTCGCCCCCCATGCCCATCCCGTAGTAGTCCTCGATCGACTTGACCGTGTTTCGCCACTCCGCGGGAGTCGGCGTGATCGACGCCTCGGCGATCGGCCAGCGGACGATCTGGGACGCCATGCCGGTGGACTTGCGCTCGACGAGATGTCCCGCCGCGCCGCTCGAGAAGCCCATCTTGCCCTCCTTGGCGAGCTTGGCGATCATCCGCCCGTACTCGTCGGCCAGATCAATCTGCGCCTCGTACCAGAGCCCAGTCTCGTCCATCTTGACGTACCCGGTACCGATCGACTTGCGGCCCACCTTCTGGTCCATCCCGTGGTGGTAATAGAGGTTCAGGGGAACCCTCGAGCCGGCCTTCACCGGGAACCCGAAGTCGGTCTCTGGCCCGAAGAAGTCGCCCTCGAGGTCCACCGCTTCGGGGGTGCCGAAGCGTACCAGGTACCCCTTCACATGGCCGAGCCTGTCGCTCTTGACCGCGCCGCCGATCACGGAGTCCATTTCCATGTCCTAGTTATCCCACATCAGAACACGAGATCCCCGGTAGGGGTCTCGAAGATGGGCTCGAGCCACTCGGTCGTGATCGCCCCGCGCTTCCCGAGCGCCAGAGCGAAGTCGATCTCCGGCCATATGTGGAGCCGAGGCTGGCCGAAGAGATCGAGCCACCACTCGATCGATGCCGTGCCTGCGAAGTCTTCCCAGAGCGGTCCCTCGATCGTCGGCCGCGTCTCGAGATCGGGCGAGGATATGGTCATCGACCGATCCCCGAGCGTTGCGATCATCTTCATCCGCGGCTCCCCATGACATTGGTCAATATGTGGTCGAAGTATTCCCGATCCTCTTCGGCGAACATCAGCGGGTTCTGAAGCATGTACTGGATACCGCGGGTTGGCACCTCGACTCCGAACAGGTCCATGTCGCCCTCGGTGAACTTGTACCGTTGGCCGCAGTATTCGTCCTTCCACTTGTCTCGCTTGTATTCCCCGCCATAAGCGTAGTTCGGCTCCCACTTGTCGCCCTTGGTGCGCTTCTTCCAGAAGGCATTGTTCGCCAGGCGCATTCGGTCCGACCGGACGTTCACCCAGTGGACCATCTCGTGGGCCAGCGTATCGATCGCCGCCGCGCCATGGAACCGGAACGGCTCCCGGTAGTCGAGCATTGCATTGTTCAGCGAGACCTCGCCCTTGCCTCCCCATTCACAGAACCCGTACGCGCCCGATTTGCGGTTCTCGCTCAATCGAATCTCGGCGGGGTTGTCCACCTTGATCTTGACGCCAGTGATGTACTCGAGCGGACGGTCGTCGAAATACCGCATGACCTTCCGGATCATGCGCTCGACAACCGGTTGCCGTACCTTCGCAACCTTGCTGTAGTTGATCTCGGCATCGAACGGCGCGAGGGTGTAGTCGAGCGGGTTGTCGGATTCGAGTATTTGACGCATCTCCTCGAGTTGCTCATTTTCGAGGTTGGTCCATTTGTTGCGTAGCTTGTGCAATCGATCGGACTCGGCCTTCCATTCGGTGCGCACCCATTCTTCCGCTTTCCGCAGCTCTTCGGGGTCTTTCGTGAGCCGAGCCGCCTCGCGGCGTTCCCAACTTACCTCAAGCCAATCTTCGATCTTCTTCTGGACCTCGGCGAAGGTTCCATCCTCGGGTGTCAACCCGGCGATCGCCCGCATCCGAGCCACCACTTGATCCGGATTCCGATTGTCGAACTTCTGCTCGATCTGCGCCTCGGCCTTCGGCTTGCGTTGCCGGGAAACCCTCGGCCTCGATGGAGCCGGCGTCGGAGCTGGTGCCGGAGCCGGCCGTGGTGGCGGCGGGGGTTCCGGAGAAGGCCCAGGTTTCGGTCCTTGGCCGATATCCTTGATCGGGAGGATGCGCGTCGTCGGTCCCCACTTCGGGTCGAAACGAACCGAGACCATGTCGGCCAGCGGAGTCCCGTCCTTGAATAGCTCATACCGCTTCGGCCCCATGATCCCCACGATCTCCTTCTCGTCGAGACCAGCGAGTATATTATCAGGCGTTATCGCGCCCGGCCGCAGGTCGGGGATCGACGGGTCGCCGGTGATCTCGGCGAGGCTCGGGGTAACCGGCACCATGACGCACCGGCAATTGGGGTGGGACGGCATGATCTCGGCCGTTTTGTGGAGCGTTCCGGACAACGCCAGACACGCGAGGCAGACACGGGCGTCCTGCGTCGCCACCCGGCGGTAGGACACCACCACGGGGTTTGACTCGTAGATCAGCCGCTGGCCTTCCCTCGATGCGCGGATCATCTCGGTGCGGGCGATGGTCTCGGCCCTGTTCGCGGAGATGTTCGCGATCGCCAGCATCTCCCGAATCATCGACCGCGGGTTCTTGCCTTGGGCCAGACCCGAAGCGAGGGACAACCGAAGGGCATTCGGGGTGTCCTGC